TCGATGGCCGTGTTGGGGCCGATCACCAGGGGCGTAGCAGCCTGGCCAGGCATTGGCGGTGGCGCTCCTTTCCTCACCGGAACCGGCATGGCGCACTTGTGGGTCTTCTCCCGTAGGTCCGAGCGCATCTGGAAGTGCTCGACGTTGTGCTCTACCACCTGACGCAGGGGCAGCGAACCACGACCGAAGCCGGTGCGCTCAGCGGAGTACCAGACCACCGGGCAGACGGACAGCGGCTGCTGCTTGGCGTCGAGGTACTGGCCATCATCCACCACCTCTAGGGTCAGGGTGCTGTCGCTCTTTTTGGTGAGCTTGTACAGCGTCCACTTCCCCGGTTCGATCACCCGGTATCGCTCCTCATAGACCACCCCAAAGTCTCCATCAGGATCATCGATCTCAGCCCATTCCAGGAAGGTGCAGCGGCTCACCACCTCCACCGAATCCACGATGGTGGTGCGCCAGTTCAGACAGGTCGAGCGGGTGCGGTTGACCAGATACGGGCGCCGCTTCAGGGCCGCCTCGCTGGCCCCGTCAGTGGGTTGGCCATCGGGCATCTCGACAAGGATCGGCACCGCACCATCCCGGAGGCACAGCGCATCCACGGTCATCCAAAAAGCGGTGAGGCTGTTGCCCTCCAGGTCCACGTTGTCCTGTGCGTTCTCAAACGTCGGCGGTGGATCCCGAAGGGTGCTGCGGCTCAGAACACCAGCAAAGGCCTCGATCCCACTCTTAAAGAAGTCGCTGAACACCGCACGACCGAGGCGCCCCTCATAGGCGGCTGCTGGTTCGGCTGGCTCTTTCGGCAGGTATTTCCGTTTCGTTTCCTCACCCTTCAGGCAGTACCACGCATCAAAGGCCCGCTCCAGATCGCTGGCGTGCTCCCGTAGGACCGGATGCCGGAAGCTCGGCAGTTTCGGGTCGGTTCCAGGATGATCAGATCGCACCGCCGCCCGACTCTTTGCCTGCTGTTGGAGCTTTCCGCTTTAGAGCTTCACCGCCTTGGGATTGGGCTTCCGGCGGGCGAACAGGGACGGCTGCACCACCTCGACCGGTGCGGGCCTGGGTTGACGCTGGCGGCGCTCACGGGGCACCGGGGCAACGGTGGCAACATCGAGCCCTAGGAGCCCCTGGCGGAACTGCTCCAGGGTGCGGCCGCGCAGTTGCGCCTTCAGGCGGTTGTGGAACTGCACCATCGGCCCTGAGGGGTATGCCCGCTTGAACGGATCGGCCGCCCATCGCTCCAGGAGGCCGCGATCAGCAGGGCGCAGGTTGGTGAAGGCTGCATCGGTGAGCCCGTAAAGGGCGGGGGCAAGGGCTGCCTCTGTGGCCTGGGGCTGGTGTTGGCTGAACAGGGTCAGCTCGTCCTCTAGTTCGATCGTGCCGACCATGCCGCCCAGCATCTCGGTGATCTCGTCCTCGGTGAACACCGGCAAGGCCTCCACGATCTGGGCCAGGGTCTGCCCCTCGGCCAGCAGGCGCCGCACACGGGGGTAGTGCTCGCGCCACTTGCTGGGCATCTTCACGTCGTAGCCGTGGTCCCTGATGTGATGTTTGATGGCCCCCTCGATGAACTGACAGACGCAGGAGGACACGGCATAGGGGCGATTCGTGCCGGGGTTGATGCGCTCGGGGTCATACCGGCGGCAACCATTGATCAACCCCTCCAGGGCGGGGCCGATGAAGTCCTCAAAGGGGCGAGAGCAGCGGCGGGACCACTTCGCGGCAGCCGCATTGGCCAGCCCCTGGTTTTCGACGATCAGCCGTTCCGACAGTTCGGTGCGCGGTGGTGCCCCAGCCTTGGCTGGTTGCTCTAGCGGCACTCCTGCACGAACACCTCGCCGTTGTCGAGCAACAGCACCTGATCGGGGGCTTGGTGGATCTTCACCGCTGGTGACGTGGGGCTCCAGCTCCCCCCGAACCTGAACACCTCTAGGACGTTCCCCTGGCAGGTTTCTCTGAGCCTCCAGGTTCCGGCCACGGGTTTGCCCCGCAGTTGGGTCTGGTGCACCTTCGGGAGGGTTAGGGAGGGCATTGGTGGGTCGTGGCTTGGGAAGGGTGGTCATCGGAAGCCGGGGATAGCGGATCGCCGCCGGGGTGGTGGGGGCTCCGGCTGCTGCAGCAGAGCGGTGGAGGTATGGCCGTAGGTGGCGGTGGTGACCTTCATCGGGCCGGTGCCAGCGCAGAAGTTCAGGGCCTGCGTGGTTTCATCCACTAGGTCATCAAAGGTGCCCGAGGGAAAGCCCAGAAGCTGGCCCACGTACTCACTGAGCCATGGGGAATGGCGGGGTAGGAAGACGCGGCCCTGGCGGAACATCACCGCAGCAGCCTCAGCACGGGCCACCTTGCCGCCGAGGGGGTTGACGGCTCGCACCGCATAGGCCGCTTCCCGCTTCAGGGTGTCGATGATCGCGGGGCCGTTGGCCTTGTCTTCAATCAGCAGCTCATTGAATCCCCAGACCGGTTGCAGGCGGCGCAGCATGCCGAGGGTGTCGGTAAAGCCCATGCGGCGGTTCACCTGATCGATTCGGAACATGCCCTCCTGGGTCTGCAGCCATAGGCCAATGCCCACCATGTCGGACCCTGCCGAATCTTTGAAGGTGGCGTCCACTGAGGCCAGCTTGCGAATCCCGTACTCAGGTAGCAGCACATCGCCCTCCCGGGCCTCCTGACCGGGCAGGACGTAGAACCGCAGGGTGTCGCGGCTAAAGATCGTCCCGGCGCTTTCGGTGGGGGCCTGTTGGTAGATCGCCTCCCAGTCACGGCGGGGGGTGTTGGCCCGCTTGCGCTCAATCCAGGCCTCATCGAAGCGGGTCGGGTCGAGGGCCTGGCCAGGCTCGCGGTCATCCTGTTCGCGGGTGACGGTGCGGGGTAGGGGCTTGATCGCGTTGACAGGGGTGGCCTCGATCGGCATTGAAACCACGTGCCACGGCTCACACTGGGCCTCAAAGCCCTCTTTTTCCAGCTCGTCGTTCTTGGCCAGCAGGTAGCCGATCAGGTCGTTGCTATGCCAGCGGGTGTGGACAATCACCACGGCATTGCCAGGTTCTTCCCGTGTGGAGAGCACCGAATCCCACCAGGAGTGAACCTGACGGCGCCAGGCGGCGGAATCGGCCATCTCGCGGGACTTGATCGGGTCATCCACCACGATCAGATCACCAGGGTTGCCGGTGCCACCGCCGACGCCTGCAGTCCAGAGGCCACCGATGCCGGAGGTGCCCCACTTCTTGACGCCACCGGAGGTTGACGACAGGGCTCCACCTGAGGCGGTGAAGTAGTCGCGGGCATCCTGACTAAACCCCTCGGCAAGGGTGGCGGTGTGGCAGCCGATGCCGACCGAGCGATTGGGATACCGGCGCAGGAAGTAGCCCGGCAGAAAGATCGAGAAGATGGTGCTCTTGTAGTGGCGCGGGGGAAGCTCCACCATCAGGCGGCGGATCTCACCATCGGCGACACGCTGACCAAGGGCGACTAGGCGGTGGGTGTGGGCGCTCCAGGGGAACGATGGGCAGACCGAGCGGATGTAGGCCTCAAAGTTGCCGACGATGGGGGGCTGGGTCTTGCTGGCGCTGGCATCACGCTCCAGCTCCAGCACGGCAAGGCGCGAGAAGGCGTCAGGGGCGCGGATGGGGGTCATCCCACCGGCCCCACGCGATAGACCGCCCAATAGGCGCCTGGCCCTGGGTGATCCGTAACCTCCAGCAACTGGTGCTCACGCAATGCCGCAATCCGCCTACTCACGGTGGACTGCGAGCACTGCCACCGTGTCATCATCTCGGCGGTGGTGATCTCCGGGACAACGCCTGCCCTGATGCGCATATCCAGCCATTCGGCCAGCTCCAGGCAATCGAGCAGGGTGCCTTCACTCACATAGGGCCGTCGTGCCAGCAGGGTGCGGACGAGATCGTTCACGGCTCCCCCTCATCAGCAGGAGGCGTCCCGAGGCCACGGGCCTGGATCTGCAGCAGCACCCGGCGCTCATCGTCTGGAGCGAGGCCAGCAGAGGCGAGAGCATCCATCACGGTGGCGACGGTCTTGCGCTCTACGCGGCGATCAGCGGCAGCGTCGGAGAAGTCGTCGCGGAAAAATGGGTGATGCGTCAGGAACCAGGTGGCCGCCGTGGTGCTGCCGTTGGAGGATTGTTCCTTAAGGTTGGAAAGGTAGTTTTTGCCCGTATTTAGCCATCCTTCATGGATGGTGTTACGAAACTGTGCTCGCAGATCGCTATCTGGGAGGTCTTCGCCCTCTCTGATCCAGCAGTGGGCAGTCTTCCTGCTGATGCCAAGGCTTGCCGCGATCATCGTCACGGTCGCTCCTGCTTCCGCCATGGTTCCAGCCCCCTTCACCATGGCGGGTGTCAGCAGGGATGGGCGGCCACCGGCTGACACAGGCGATAACGCGGCATTGCGGTCGCGCATAGCCTAAGCCATTACTGCCGTTTGGGAACCGCAACAGCTACCCGCGCGACGCGGTGACGGTCTGATCAGCGTTGTACCTGCCAGT